CCTTCAATGAGTCAACAAGGTCCTCATTCTTAGAAGTTAGCTCTGCGACGGCGGCTGCATTCTTTGAGTAGTTGTTAGCCTGACCTGGACCACCCTCAGTGATCGTAGCCTTACCGACGTCCTTGACGTATCCAAGCATTTCTGACCATGCGTCAGTAGACTTGTTGATGTTTTCCTGAGCACGCTGCACCTTGGTCATGTTCTGGTAGATTAGGTATGCAGCGGCAGCTCCACCGGCTAGTAGTCCGACTGGACCGAATAGCCTGGCGGCTGGGGAGATTAGAAGGTTCATGACTCCACGAATCTTAGAAACACCGGCGAATGCGCCAGTGAATCCTGCACCAATACGGGTTGCCATTCCACCAATTGAGGTCTTAGCTAGGAGGGCCAATTCCTTGATCTTTGTGCCCAATCCCTTGATGACACCAAGGGCTCCACCGCCACCTCGTACGGCCAGCGCGGAAAGTCCCGCTCCTAGTCCAGAGAAGTTGATGGATGAAGCAATCAAAGCAATTCCGATCATGTTCTCCATGATGCTGTGAGAGCTGCCGACCATGGTGCTGAATGCAAGAACGCTCACACCTAGACCGGCGGCACCGGCTGCCCACTTACCGATGTTACGGGTGGTCTGCGCGGTCTGCTGCTGGGTCCTGGTCGCGGACTGCTCAATAAGACCCATGCGAATTGCATCGGCCTTTGGAATGCGGTTGCCCTGTGGGTCGTATGCGGCATAGCCACCACGGTTGTTGGTGTTGACCTTGTAACCGGCCTGAATCATCTGCTGCTTGTTTAGACGAGTCATTGCGTTTGTCAGATTGGTTACCTGCAAGGTCAGAGCCTCAGTAGCTGCCATTTCGGTGTTGAATGATGCTGACATACGCTTTGCGGCTAGTGCCGCTGCCTGTGTAACCGGAGTCATTACCTTGAATCGGGTGACCAACTGACCTGCCGATGAAGCAAGCTTCAATGCCTGACCAAATAGGTTACCAAATAGACCGGCAAGCATAATCAAGACACCACCAACGGCTGCAAAGCCGAAGAAGGCCATGATGCCTCCCTTGATTGGTCCTGGCAGCTCGTTGAATGCAGAGATTAGGTTGCCGACTGCGCCAAGAATAGGAACTAGAACTCCAAGGATTGGCTTACCAAGCTCGGCCATTTCAGCCTTGATTGTCTGAATGGTACGAGTGAAGCGACCAGAAAGTGACTGCTGGAAGACCTGGATTTCCTGGCTGGCTGTCTCAGCCCATGACTCAGACCCCTGTCCCATAATTTCCAGGGCCGAAGCTACCTGTGAAGAGGTGCCAGCAACGCCCGACAAACCGCGTCCTAGGTTGTCTAGGGCGACGTTCAGACGGTTGTACTGGTAGGTTCCGAAGAGCGCTGCAATAGCTGCCTGGCGCTGGACCTGGCCGAACCCTTCCATTCGCTTACCCAGAGCGGATAGCGAATCGAATAGGTTACCGCCGGTCTCAGCCGTCAATGATTCCAGGTTGATGTTCATTGCAGCGAACCGAGCGGTGGCGTCTGCGGTTGGGCGAAGAAGACGGGTGGTAGCTGACTTTAGAGCGTTAGAGCCCTCGGCAGCGTTAACTCCACCTTCCTTTAGGGCAACCATAAGAACACCGAACTGCTTAATGTCTACACCAAGGTTAGCCAGAGCACCACCGGCGCGTGGCAATGCCTCAGCGAAGTCCTGAGTTGAAAGGCTGGTAGCGTTCTCGATTGCGTTCATGTAGTTGAACGAATCGGTTAGCTGGTCGGCTGACTGCTTGTAGGCAGACATAAGTGTAATCGTCATATCCAGAGCAGACTGACGATCAAGCTCACCCAGTGTCGAAATGCGGGTAACCTGGGCAACGACGCGCTGTAGCTCAACACCCTTGTATCCAACGGCAGCAAGGTCGGCCTCTAGCTTTAGAGTGTCTTCCATTGATGCGCCGTATAGGTTAGCCATAGAGACGGCCTGGTTCATTGCCTGCTCGCGGACCTGCTGTAGCTGCTGAGTCTTTGCGATCTGCTTTTCCTGAGCGTCCAGGCTGCTGCTGACCGTGGTGTCGTAAACCTTAGCCAAACGAGTTAGCTGCTGGTCAGCCTTCATTGCCAGCCCGGCCATTGCGGCTGCTGCAATCGATACCGGGATACCGATACCTACGGTAATCTGACGACCGGCCCACTGAGTGTTCTTACCCCAGTTAACGGTCTGCGTACCAATGGCTCCGATTGCCTGGTTGATGAGACCGTACTTGATACGGGCGTCCTTCAACTCCTGGTTGAGACCAGTTGGAATGTACATATCGACGGAGTTGCGGCCACCGGCTCCACCCCAGTTGACTGCACTGGCGCGGGATAGGGCGACCTGTTCCTTGTAAACATCGCGGAAGTTCTGTAGATTGCGAAGAGCCCCACCAAGAGTTAGCTTCTGATCGCTAATCGCCTTGGTAAGAGTCTGCGTAGCCGATACCGACTTGACAGTTTCAACACGGTACTGACCGGATGCACGCATTAGGTCGTTGAACCCGGCGACACCATCCTTGTTACCGTTACGCTGTAGGTCAGCAAGACGCTGCTGCGCCTTCATGTTCTTTACGGCGTCAGCGCCATTGCCTGCCTGAGACATCTGTGCGCCCATGACGGCCATTTGCTTAGTAACGGCTGCCAAGCGAGCCTGTAGGCCAGCAAGTTCCTTGTTAACGTCAGACATATCGGCGGTGCCGCTAAATCTTACGACGATGTTTTCGATCTTAGGTCAACTCCTTGTAGTGCTCACTCGTCTTCGAATTCGATGCCGAACTCAGCAAACTCGTGGCGATCGTATTCATCCTGACCACCGGCGGCTCGGATAGCTGCACGTTCCTCAATCTCCTTGATCTTGTCCTTGACAGGATTGGAGTAATGCTTGTTGAGGTCAATGCCCTGGATTGCCGCCAGGAATACGTTGGTCTCTTTCTTGTCGTTTCGGATCGTCTGCAAGAGAAGGTCCAATTCGGGGAGGGTGAGGCTTTCCTCTAGGTCTTCGAAATTCTTCCAAGCACCAATGGCGAGGAAAACCTCCGCCTCCAAATCAATAAGGCTTAGCTGGCTGAGTTCTCCTGAGCCTGAATCGCCCTCATCGCGCTCTCGATCAGTTTTGGGTCGTTAAGCTTCACGCCCAGGAATACCTCGATTACCTTGTAAACGGTGTCTAGGTCAAATAGCTCCTCGGCCAACTCCTTACCGGTGTCCTTGTCGGCAAGCTCTGGGCGCTGCTTCTTCAATAGCGCAATGCAGACGTCCAACAGAATGTCCAGAGTCTCATCGGAATCCTTGGCGTCCTGTAGACGGTCAAGCTCCTTCTGGCCCTTCTTCAATACAGCAATGCTTGCTGGTCGAAGCTCGACTGTGGTGTCGTCCTGTAGTCGTACTTCGATAACCTCGTAAATGTCCTTCTGAATAGCCATGTTTGTTGCTCCTTAATTTTGTAATCTTAGTCTACCAAAAAACCCATTCTGGTTCAAAAACTAGCTGATGTAATCGAGCATTCCCTCTAAGATAGAATGGCTCTCCCGAACGTGGCCCAGAGCGAGATTGCAATTCCAGCACAACAGACCTCTGATGCAGCCTCCACAACTTCTAGCTCCGGGGCAGCATTTATGGTCATGATCTACAACAAACCCCCGCGTCTCGTCGGTATATAGCTGCGGGCAGATTGCACACGAGCCGTCCTGCCGCACGAGCAAGGCTACGTAATCCTCTTCGTCAATGCCGTACAGGTACTTCATGTTTGAGTCTCTTTTAGTAACTAATGCCATACTGGCAATTATACCAAAAGAAAAAGCCCCTCCGAAGAGGGGCCGTTCCTTTGATTAATCAGTCGATCACGCGGTTGCGCGGTCGCGTACTGTACCGTATGTAGACTTACCGCCAGAGACGGCGTCCGCTGGTAGAATACGGAAGGAAACTGGCAATGCCGTTACCTCCGAGCGACGCAATGCGTGGCTTGACGACTCGGTCTGAATAGCGCGGGATACGTGGTATACGCGCTCCTTCTGACCCTGTGAACGTGGTGCTGGGCCGACGAACACAAGAGCACGCTCGGCTGGGGCGTCACCTAGGGAACCAGCGTCGATCGTTAGGATTGGGTTAGCTGCATCGGTCCTGTCGACCGTATCAGCTGACTGACCCCAAACGATTAGAAGGTTCTCTAGAACTGCCTCAGCGAATGTTGTGTTTACCATAACGCGCATAGACTGCTTGAAGATTCGAGCAGAGTCTAGTAGCTGGTCAACCTCTACGTCACCGTAGTCAGGCTCGTAAGAGACCTCAACACCTTCCTGAGTGTATCCAACATTGCGGTAAACTCCTTCAAGAGCTGTTAGGCCCGCTCCCTTCGTGATCGAACCAGTTGCAGACAATGCTGCGGCTGGTAGAGCGAAGTCGGCTGGTGCGGCTCCCGTGGTGTTAGAGTCCTTCTTGCTTACGAAGAACTGAGCGGCACCTACGATAATGTTCTTTGAATCTGCCATGATAGATTTTCACCTCCAAGTGAAATATAGAATATGTAATGCATTATGCTGGCTAGGCACTTCCTACTTTGAATAATATAGCCATTCCGATCTTAATGCAAAATTATAGTGGTTCATCGTCTGCTGTGTGGGTATACATAGCTCTGACTGTCACCATTGCACTGATCGGGTCGTTCTCATTGAATCCGGGCTGTCCACCCGTTCCGGCCTGTACCGAAATGTACTTGTAGTCATACGCCTTGTACTCATCGCTCAGAGTCGATCCCTGGACGAATTCGTTCACGGCGCGGGCCGACTCGTCAAATCGCTTGAACTGCTTTGAGATAAGCAAAACAAGCTGACGAAGCTTCTTGCCGTCATTGCTGTTAATGACGTAGATAATCTGGTCGCTGGCTGTGTACCATTCCTGGTCGTAGCCGTTGGTGTTCCAGGTGTAGACGATGAACGGGAAGCTACGAATGCCGTCCTGGGAGTCCATTGCCTGCGCGAGCTGTGGCACCTCCTGGGTAGGGATAATCGGAATGAGGCCCCCGTAGCTGGCTGGGTCAAGAATTGCCTCTTCCTGAATCTTTGCCCAGAGGTACCTGTTGAGTCCGTAGACTGCTGGAATGTGATCGCTCATGTTATTCTCCGTAAATCTTCAAGCGGCGCTGACGTGCCTGCTCGATGTAGTAGTTATTTTTCTTCTCATCCAAATCCGCCTTGGCGAGTGCTGCTGCCTGGTTCCATGAAGCGCTGTCCTTGCTTGCCTGAGCGACAATCGAGCCGCGCTTCATTGCCTTGCGGTTTCCCGTTCGAATGATCGAAGCCAGCTCCGAGCGGTTCAACATATCGCTTTCCAGACGGCGGCGTACGTGACGATCGAATTCGTCTTCCGACATTGAGGCCCACCAATACTGGAACAGGGAGGTGAAGCGTAGGTGAGTCAATTCTCCACCGGCCTCAAAAGTAACTGGACCCTGCGAGAATGCTAGAGACCTACCATCCTTGTGCTTGTGGATAAAAGCCAAACCGCCGTCCCGGCCACCTCGGGTCTCCTCGCCCGTAGCAACGTATGCAAGGTAATTGGCTAGCTTTGGCTCGACGGTAATGTCGTAGTTGTATTCCATAGCCGGTGCCTTCCACACGAAAATGTGGACGTTCTCCTTTACGCGGCGTCCGTTATCCGGCTTGGTCAACGCTGGGTTGACCGGGCTCGGGCGGTGGGACGCCATGAAGCGGAAGCTTGCAACCTTGTTACGGCCACGCCCAGAAAGGGTGTGCCTCCACAAACGGAATTCGGGACGTCCAACGGTCTCTGCATAGTTGTGGTAACGGCTAGGCCATTCGTAAACGTGCTGCAACTCGCGGTACTTGACGCGAGCTACGCTGTCCATCCAATCGTCCAGCAGTCGGGAAAGCACACCGTGGGTGTAGGTCATCGCTGCATCGATGTAGCCTGTTGTGTTAATGGTGGCAGCCATACCACTTACATACCCGCCAAATGCGTAGGCTGCTGCTGCATTCATTGCCAAGTCAAAGTGCTTACGCATTACTGAATCTCCGCCCTAGTTAGAACGGACACCCACTCACGCAACTTGCCGAATGGGTCAATGACAGGTGTTACACCGCCAACCTGGAATACGGTTGGTAGTCCGGTCTCCTCCTCGATCCACAAGACCTGGTCCGGGCGGTTGGTCATTCGAATGTTGGTGATGTAGGACTGACGGCCAATGGCCTTGTACTTGGCTGGGAAGGTGAATTCGATTGCTTCGAATACGTTGTAGTCACCCTTTAGGTAAGTCTCACGGTTGGCCGAGCTGCGGAATCCCAGGTCGGTGTACCCACGCGCGTAGCACTGAATGTCATACTGCGCGGCTGGCCCAACTGTGTTGGCCGGAGTTGGCACGAACTCGTCATAGATTTCTCCCGAGTCCGGGTCCTGCCTGCGCTCGTAGGTTCCACTGGTAGGGGTAGCAGAGACCGTGCCGTCACCCAAACGCGTGAGCACGGTTGCTGTCATTGTCATCTTGGCCCCGCCAATGCAACGTACCATCAGATAATCGCCATTCCTGTCCTGCGGAACTTCGCAAGTAGAAGGTCAGCGCGGGCATTTCCAGTGCCACGGAATGCACCTGGGTGGTAGGTGATGGTGTCCTGCTGAATCTTGATCGACTCTAGGTAACGGTCGCGGTAGGTAACCTCAGAGCAAGAGAAGTCATTGGCAAGAAGCATGGCAGCTTCCTGAACCTCATCCGGCACAAAGTCCCAGCCCCAGGTTCCGGTCACTGAGTACACCGTGCCCTGGTTGAATCGCTTAATGTAAGCGGACGGCACACGAATGACTCCACCCATGACATAGGTGTCGAATAGGTCCTCTGGTGGAGCCTGCTTTACGCTCAATAGATTGTCTGGGATGATCTGTAGAGACCAGCGATCTGGACCCGGCGCAAGGTACCCCGGCCACCCACCGCTAAATGCAATGATGGTGTTCAGACGCATATCCAAGGCAATGCGGTTGCCACCGTTGCCGATGAACTGGCGAGTGCCTTGGAAGAATCCGAAGGACTGTCCCACATATGCTTGAATGAAAACGCGAACGGTGTTCTCTAGTTCAGCCAGCTCGGCGTCGCTCTTGTTCTCCCCGTCGAAGAGGGTCCTAAGCTTACCAAGGCTAATGAGTGGAGTGACCACATCGACATTCTGAACGCGCTCAAAGTCGTCCAGGTTGGTCCAGACAACGCGAAGCTGACCATCGAGCTGCGTGGTCTTGTATGAAAGTGTGAGCGTGTACTTTCCATTGACAGGCGTAATCGCCGTGTCGGTCTCCTGGACCAGCACGGCTTCTCTGAACACCATTGCATAGAGTGGTTCACCCATCGAGTGCTCAAATACAATGTCGCTGTTGGTATCTCTGTATACGCTCATTCTTTAAGTGTATTGTCTCCTAAGTTATTTTTCAATCAGAACTTAATCTCTAGCCAGTTCTGGTAGAACACCATTGAAGTGCCTCCGGCATCAACCTCAGCACCCCATGACACCAAGTTGTTTCCAGTGACGGTGCAATTTGCTGGACCACCAAAGCTAAAGTGTGAGAATGTGTTAATGTTAGTGTTAAAGTTTTGTAGCCTTGTGTTGGCCCATGTAACGCCGCCAACACTGATACGGCAAGTTGCTGCTGCATTTCCGGTTCCCGTCCAGTTGCCTGAGCCGTAGACGTTGATTGGACCGGCGACCAAAGCACCTAAATTGATCGTTGTTGAGTGCAAAGAGGTTAGTGCAGCACCATTAGCAATCGAACCTCCGGTGACAACTGCACTGTAAAGGATTTCGGTAATACCATTAGTCTTCCACCATTTTGTTCCATCCCAGCGCAGCTCGCGTAGTGTGTCGGTCTCGCGGACCTCAAATCCGACAGGGATTAGTGCAATATTAGCATTTAGAGTGTTTACCCTAAATGTAGAAGTGGTGACCAGTGGACCATTAGCCTGAATCCACACCGTTCCATTCCACATAAGCATTGCGGTTAGCACAGTGTTGTAGTAGACATCGCCGTAGACCAACAGCGCCGAGCTGGCGTAGTGGGCGGCGGCGGCAGGCCATGAAGTAGCCGCCCTGCGAGTCAGGGCGCTGCTCTTCCAGTACAACCCCTCAGTTGTAGAATCAACGTAGAGCCTGTGCGTAGCTGCATTGCCCGTTGCTGCCGGAGCGGCAATCTCTGTGATATCCAAGTAGTTGCTTACAGCCGGGGCTGTCAGAGTCTTGTTTGTCAAAGTCTGTGAATTGGTGGTACCAACAACCGCACCGGTAGCACCATGCACGACCGTTGCTGAGTTGTGAGTCGATACAGCGCTATCGACATAATCCTTACGGGTTGCCTGATCCGCACTGGCTGGCGCATTACTCAAAGAAACAGACACCATGCTGGCTGAGCCCGCGCTATCTCTTTTGACGATAGTGCTTGCTGTGGCGGTGGCCGTAGCGTTTACTACCGCCGTGTCGGTGGCAGAGGTGATATCTCCCACAACCGACCATGCATTAGCAGAAAGCTTAGTAAGGAAAGCCGATCCACCAACGGTAGAAATCGTCTTAGTGCCCGCGCCGTCCACTCCGTACAATGTGACTCCCGTTGCTGGCGAAATTGTAACAACGCCCGAAAGTGGTCGTAGGATTTCCAGCCTGGTTCCCGTCGTGATTGTCGTTGTGCTATCAGGAATTGTGTAAGTAACGGCTGCCGCATCAGTCGTGTAGTAAAGCACCTTTCCTTCGTCAGCTTGCGTAATTCCGTAAGCTGTTTGAGTGTGCAAACCACTCTTGCGGCGGGCAATGGCTGTAATCGAATTGTCAACGTAGTCCTTACGAGTAACGTGACTGATTGCTGTTGGGGCTGCCGCAGAGAAATTTCCTGAACCGTCACGCTTGACAATCGTATTGGCCGTGGCTGAATCCGTAGCGCTAGTCAGGTCTGCGTGTGTGTGGTCTCCTGCGGCAGCCGTCGTGCTGCTCGTGCCAAGAACGAGGCTCGATGTCCCCGCACCGATAGCCGAACGTGCGGCTGGGGCGTCGGTGGCGGTTAGGACAGCCCTACCGACCGTCGTGGAATCAGTAATGGAAGTAGAGGCTACCGTCGAGGCATTGCCTGTTTCACCCTTAGGAATGGTGAAGTTCAAGGTGTAGTTTGGGGCGGTTCCAGTAACCGACACCGCCGGTGGAGAACCTGGCGCTCCCTGAGTAACAGTTCCGATTGAAAGATTTGCTGGCGATCCGGTTGAGCCGGTGGCACCCTGAGGAATAGTAAGGTTAAGAATGCGGTTTGGAGCCGTACCAGTGATGGTTACGGCTGCCAGTGAATCCGGAGAACCTGTAACCACTGTTCCAATGGACAGGTCTGTGATATCTCCACGGGGAATGGTGAATGACAGGACGCTTGTCCCAGTAGAGGGGTCGTCAAAAAGACTCACCAAAGCATTTGTACCCGGCGCTCCCGTGGTGGTCGATCCTACAGCGACCTTTCCAGGAATACCCTGAACACCCGGGACAGCAATTGTCATGGCCGGGTTGGACACAGGGGCATTAACAGTCAGCAAGGTTGCTGGACTGTCTCGGATTACAAAATACTCTACTTCGTCGTTAATCGACATTAAACATCACTCCACAGCCATTATAGGCAAGGCGGGGTTATGAGTCAATGTTACAGTGCAGCCCACTGCATGTTTACCCCGAAGTAGAATAGGGCCGGAGCAGAAGAACCTGGAACTAATGAGATAGAGCCGTCTGCAAGAACGTCAATGCGAGCTGCGCCACCGTTACCCTGGCTAGTGATTGCAAGAATCTGCTTTGCAGGGCGGGCCGCTGCTGGCAAGGCTCCCACACTAGCTAGTGTGTATGCCTGAGCGCTAACAGCATTGACATTCTGGACTAGACCGGTGAGGTGTACCATTCCATTAGCTCGTACCCAGGCTAATCCTTCGAATCCACCCGAATAATCCTGCCAACCCGATGCATAAGTGACGGGAATGCGTGGAGTGATTCCACCCGAGACGTATTCCCAATAAGGTCCAACAGAGGAATTAACCCACTGGTAAACTCGACCAGTATCACCCTCATATACACGGAATCCATAGTGGACGCCAGTGCTGATTGCATTCCTGGCTGCGGCATTCGCAACCTCACACATTTCAACCTGACGCCACGCTGAGCCGTTGAACCTCATAATAGAAGGTCCAGAGCCGGTGAGAATGCAGGTATCTCCTACCGCAAGGCCGGGATTGGTTGGGTAGGTTGATACCGTGCCCCAGTGCTGGCTGAGAGTACGGGCAGGAACCGATGCACCACGTGTCTTTAGCACGTCCGATTCTTGGTAAATGGCAATGTTGTTAGTTGGAGCTGCTGATGCCGCGCCAGTACCGATAAGCACTCCACCGGCGGTTACCGCAGGAAGCGTCAAAGTCTTGTTGGTCAGCGTCTGTGTATTTGTCGTACCAACGACCGCTCCCGTAGCACCGTGCGCAGATGTAATCGCATTGTGAACGGATACAGCAGACGCCGTAGTGGTGTCTGTGTAATTCTTTGTGGCAACGTCAGAGGACGCTGCTGGGTCGGCTGCGTCAAAACGACCATTAGCATCACGCTTGACCAGCGTTGAGGCAGTGGCCGAATCCGTAGCGTTTGTGAGGTCTGTGTGAGTGTGGGTGGTGGCAGACTTTGTCGCCAATCCTGTGTCCACGTAACCCTTGGTTGCAATGTCGGCGTTAACCGAAGGATCGACAACCTGAGCACGTCCGTTGGCATCACGCTTGATGATGGTGCTGGCTGTCGCTGCATTTGTGGCTGCGGTGTTAGCAGTCTCTAGAATTGTCACTCGACCGCTCAATGCGGTGTCGGCTGCGTCGGTGTACGCCTTGTTAGCGATATCGAGGTTCGCAGACGGAGCGGTGACCTGAGCCCTACCGGAAGAATCACGGACAATCAATGTGCTATTGGTGTTGGCAGACGCATAGCTCAACCAGCCAGTGTCATAGTCGGTCGAGCTATTCTTGATGAGTACCTGATTTGCCATACCAAATGCCGGTACACCATAACCGCGTGGAAGGGTTAGGTTAAGAACATAGTTTGGCGTTGTTCCAGTAATCGAAGCGGCACCATCCGAGCCCGGCGTGCTGGTTGTGATGGTGCCAATTGTTAGATTAGCACCTGGTCCAGTAGCACCTGTGGCTCCGCGTGGGATGCCAAGGTTAAGGGTCTGGTTTGGAGATACACCGGAAAGGGTTGCTGTTGCATTTCCCCCTGTAGCAACGGTTGTAACCGTACCAATTGTCAGTACGGATGATGGACCTGCTGGGCCAACAGGACCCGCCGATCCCGGCGCTCCTGGTAGCTGGATTTCGATTACCTTAACTGCCATATCAGACTCCGTCTACCTGAGCGTATACGGTGCAATCGCCTGCGAGATATGTGCGTACGTCCCCATTTGGAGCCGTCACCTGGAAATTCCAGACGTACGATCCCGCTGGGATTGAGGCTGAGGTGGCACTGCTCATGTACACCTTGACCTCATTGGTGTTCTGAATTGTGCAGACGAACTCAAAGCGAGCTGGCGCAGTGAAGGACTGACGAACCGTGGCCTGAGCTGTGCACCCCGCTAAGTCGATTGGCGCGTTGTTGTCCGCCGTCAATCGCATGATGTAGGTCTGTGCGTCGCCCTGCCAGATAGATAGGTCAACGTTCTCTGGGAGCTTGGTAGTTCCTAGATTGGATAGTGGCTCTTCTCCTGGGAAAATGATATCGGCCATGTTGCTTCCTCCTTACTGTACTCGCAAAACGCCACGGGCAATCTCTGAACCGTTGTAGGTCAGAATGAAGTACAGGGTCTCGTACTCCAATGCCTTTGTCTCGTCTGCGGCCATATTCCATGTAATGCTATTGCGACCCCTTGTCAGATTGGTGTATTCCTTGACGAAATTCCCGCGCTCTAGGGTCAGGCGGTAGTCGCCATTTGGTGCGGCCAAGAGCTTTCCGTTCGGACTCTTGAATGTAAAGTCCTCCTTGAATGCCTGACCTCTAGAGGCGGTGAAGATCATGAGTAGTAAGCCTTGACTTCCTTTGGAGAGGTAGCGCGGAATCCGCCCTCGACCTCAATCAAATAGTCAGCGTCGTCTTCCTTGACCAGCGCGTATGGGTGCTCACGGGTGAAGCGGTAACCGCGTACCTCGTAAGTCCTATTGGTGCGAGTCATTCGGACAAGGACAAGATCATCCTCTTCCTCGTCAATCTCGGCTGGCTGAGCGGTCTCTTCCAGCTCCCCCGGCTTTAGTGGCTGTAGGCCAAGCTCTAGCTTCTGCTCTTCAAGCTGGGCTGGGCCGTCACCGAATGCATTAACTAGTTCCGGCGTAACGCCGTCTTCTTCTAAGCGAGCTACCAAGTCCTTCTTGGAAATGGTGCGCTTGACCTCTGTGCCAAACTGCTTAGCAACGGCAAGAAGCTCTTCCTTGTTCAATTCGTCTAGCTCTGTAATGTGGTCCATGTGGTATAAACTCCTTTTCTCGTTCAGTCTACTAAGAATTAGGTTCAAATGCAAAGAGGCCCGGGTTGCCCCGGGCCTCCTGCTTAGTTACCGCTGATTAGATCAGGCAGAAACCTTGATGTTCTTGACAACGACGAAAGCGTCGGTGTTCTCAATCTGTGTACCAACACGAGTGAACATGGTGTACTCAATTGTGTCCTTCTTGGCTACGTACTCGCGTACGACCTTGATTTCACGCTTGATGCCCCATAGAAGGTTCTGTGGGAATGTCAACCAAAGCTCACCGTGGTCGCCGGTAGCGCCAGAGTAAGTGCCGTCACGGGTCTCATCGAAGTAAGCGACCTCCTGGACAGGAACTCCGAAGAGCGATCCCATCGAGAATCCGCGCTGTCCCTCGGTGCGAACTGGTCCAGAAACGTCACCGAATGTGGTGCTAGCACCCTGTCCGGTCTCTTCTACAAGAGCGTATAGGTAGTCCTGGATCAAGTTAGAACCTGTGAAGAACTTTAGCTGGTTGCGACGCTGCATGAACTTACGTGGCATGGCCTTTAGAGCCTTGTTTGCTGCCGCGCGGTTCAGTGGCTGTCCACCGTGGTCTACTACGTGAGCAGCACCATCGTTGGTTACGTCACCGTTAAGAGCTAGCTTGCGCCAACCGTTGAATACCTTCAATAGTGGGTCCGAGCTGGCTGTGTCACCGTTGATCGCAAGGTCCTCTAGGTCGTTTCCGGCCTGAGCTGCCATTAGGCGAGCAATGTGATCTTCCAGCGCTTCTCCCTCTAGGTTGTCTTCAAGGGTTTCGGTTGAAAGCTCCCAGTCTAGACGAAGCTTCTTTGTGGTAAGGCTGATCTTTGAGAAGTAGACTCCCTGGTTCTCACCAGTGTCTACGGCCTCTACAGCACCACGTAGAAGACGCTGACCGACACCAATACGGTCAATCTCCATCTCGTTAGCACGCATACGGATTGAGCGAACCTGGGAACCAAGAACGGTCTCATCCCACATGTAGTCGATGAAGCGGTTGCTCTGCTCTGCTGTTAGCAAACCAGAACCCTGAGGGTTACCAATCTCTGTCGAGACAATAACCTTTTCTAGCAATGTGTCCATTGAAAATTTCACCTCCAAGTGAATTTAATATAGTTTTTGTGTCAATGGAATAGCCGGGGTCAGAGAGATTCTACTGACCCGGAGAAGCGCCCACCCCAGATCGAGCCCGTGTTGGACTTTTCCAACTTGGTCTCTTCCGATGATCGGCCAAGATCACCGGACTTCTTTCCGCCTACAGACTTGTTGATTGCGTCAAGGCTCTTCTTAACCTCGCCGGTCTCTTCTGTTACAGCGGCAAACTTTTCTGCCAACTCTGCGTTAGCTGCCTTTACTGCTGAAAGCTCGTTGACTAGAGTCTCGATTGTCTCGAAACGCTGGTTCACCTTTGCAAGTTCTACAGTAATGGTCTCCTGCTGACCCGCAAGCGCCTTCTCGATTGTGTCGGTAAGTGCTGCGAATGCCTTAGTGAAGTCAGGAGCTTCTTCCTCAACGGCTGCCTCTGGCTCAACCTCGACAACGGCTTCCTTCTCCGTCTCCTCGGCTGGAACCTCAACCTCTTCTGCTGGGACCTCTACAGTCTCTTCTGTGGTCTCTACGACCTCAGTCTCGACCTCAGGTGTCTCAACTTCCTGTGTTTCATCTGCCATTTTGTTTTCCCTCCCCTCCACGTTCTCTGTGGTCTTAATGAAGTCAGCGACCATACTTGCGACCTTCTCGGTCTTTGTGTTCGCGTCTGACTCAAACCATCCAATATTGCGGGTCTCCGTACCGCAGACGTTGCAAGGCTTTACCTCATCGGTTGAGGTAAAAGCAACTTCGTCCTTTACACAGTAGAAGACGTTCTCCGTCTTAACCTCAGTGATCGAGCCTTCGATTGACATTGTTCCGTCTGCCGCCTTCTGAACACTGAATACATTGGATAGCTGGTTTGCTGGGCTGTCTACGAGAGACAACTCGATAAGGTCGTATGCCTTAACAAATCGAATGTTCTTCCCGGCATCCTTGACCCACTGTGCTTCCTGATCGGTGATCGAGCCACCGATAGAGAATCCGGTCAAAGTTCCGTCTAGAACCATTTCCCACACGTCCGAGGCACCCTTGCTGACGTAAACGTCAACGTAGATTCCCTGGTAGGACTTTCCAGTCTTGGCATCGAAGTATTCTTCCTCGCGGAAGTTAACTAGCTTGCCTGCTGGGATTGGCTGGTGCATTAAACGAATGTTGCCACGGAAGTTCTCGAAAGCAGTGCGTGATGCGGAAGCTAGAACTACGTCACCCTGCGTGTCCTCATTGTCGAGGGTCGCAAATCCGGAAACGATTCTCTTTTCCTGATCAACCTTCTGCATTGGCATGTGAATGCGGACGGCGTCACCGTCTGTACTCCACTGTGCCTTTTCGATCTTCATATTAGTATCTTATGCTAATGTTTTTCAAAATGCAAAAAAATCGCGTTTAATTACTCCTGAGTACGTCCAGCGCCCTGTTCGTTGCGTCCCTCACCCTTGGAGTCGGTAGCATTGGCAGTGCGCTGCTGATCACGCTCACGGTTCCCGGACGCCTGAGTCTTGGCCTCGGCTGCTGCCTCTGGCTTCTTCATGACATCTAGTACCTTGTCGCCACCCGGCAATGCCTCCCAGCCCCAGCGACGGACACGGATGTCGTCTGGAACCATGACATTCATGCGTAGGTAACGCTCGTCCATGGCCGATAGCATATCCTCGTCGGTTAGCGATAGCTCGTTCAGCTTTAGCTTGACGACCTCGGTGACCTCACGAATAATTCGGTTGAGCTTCTTTTCCAGCATTGACTGCTCTGGGCGGCAGACGGATTCCTTGAATGTCTTGTCTGCGTCACGGGCGTTAGCCAGCGATACTCCCTTGGCAGAAGTGACCTTGGACAATGGCACGCGGTGGGCCATAAGGATTTCCTGTAGGTTGCTGTCACGGTAGTTGCCGAATGAGCTGTCCTGAGTCCCGGCCTCGATTGGCTTCATTTCGAACTCAACCTTCTGCTCGGTGTCATCCGGCGGAAGTGGGACGAATAGGGTGCGGTGGTTCTGCCCCTTTAGACCCGTCTCAAAGAATTCAAGTAGGTTGGCCTGGGCGGTGTCAGAGAATGAAGCACCCTTCAATACGATAACGTAGCGAGGGACAGCCTTGTTCTCAAAGTAGTCTAGGTTGAAGCGAGCCGAGAACTCATTACCCACAACGGCCTGCTGAGCTGCGATGATGTCAGGAATTCCGTAGTAGGTGTTGGTTGGGCTGTACTTCTTGATGTGCAAGACCTCGTTTGGACGTGGGTCATTACCGACTGGGTCGGTGGTCTCGGTGTCCCCGAAGTTGCGGAAGAAGACCACACGGTCAGCGACCATCTGGACAAAGCCGTCGCGGTCCTTACGTACGCGCATGGTGGCGGCTGGAATGTGACCAATGTACTTGACCATTCCATCTAGGCCGCGACCAATCTCTAGGTATCCATTACCCATGGTCTCGTAGTCGGTCCATACCTTCTGCAAGGTCTCACCGAACTCATCTTCTGCATTGCACTCGTCAAGCCAGGTGTACAGCTCGCCCTTTTCGCGGTCGATGTTGGCGCGAATGCTCTTCTTGGTACGCTCGCTCTTGGTCTGGTCTAGCTTCTGGCGAGCTGCTGGTGAGTCCACGAAGTCAAATCCAAGCCCGGCGATGTTGGCTACCTTTGCCTTGACGGCAGCGTAGTGTGGCGCAGACATTTCATAAATGCGCGCTAGGTAGTCTAGGTTGTACGGCGGAAGCATAACGCCGAATAGGTTGTAGGCATCGATGAGACCCTGGCTGTCGAGCTGCTTGGTGCCCGTCTTGTCAGCTCCGGTGTAAGCCTTCTCCATCGAACGCGAATGACGGCGACGGACATTTGCGTCCATACCGCCTAGCGCCTTTAGATCGTCACCCTTCGCAAGAAATGGATCAGTTGATGGAGCGAGGGTACGCGTCTGCGGCCTCTTGGCCGTGAACACGGTTACCTCCTTTGGGTCCTTATCGGTCATCCCTTGCCCAGCTCCTTTTCGTAGTTGTATTCGTCAATCAAGTTTCCGAGGTCATACTCGTCGGGAACTAGACCGTCTTCCTGTCGAGCCTTCTGGTGCTCCCATTCAGAGTGGGAGATTGGACGCGAGCCCGCGTGGAATTCGGCATAGCCGTCCTCAACACCGTGCCTGCGAGCGGCCTCCTGTAGAAGTCGAATCTTGCGTGCGTCGTCCTTCTTGGAGGCGATCATCATGTACTCGTACTCGTCATTGACAACAGCGCGGCCCTGGCCGTCTCGCCAAATGTAAACGCCGTACTTAATATCGTCTACGATACCTGGGTTCTTTGATAGCATTCTTTGATAATAGATTCATTACCCTCTTAATGCAAATGATGACAGTCGGGTGACGAAATATCAGGTTCCACCCGATACAATTGCCCATGTGTAGGCATAAAGATCGGCTGCTGGGTCGCCCTCTGTCACTCCGATTTCGGAAGCGTCATCCACACGCACAACTACCGAGCCGACCTGCGCATTGTAAAGAGCCTGTACCTGCGCTGCATTCATAGCCTGCGGGTAGACTGCCAGGTGAGCAATCTCCTGATTCCCAGCCAGCGTGAAGGCACCGTTTGCCGGGCTGGTGCGGACGTAGACCACGTGGTTAATGCCACCGGCAGTTGGATTACCGGCGGCTCCATTTGTGTAGTAGGTGCCCGCCTGAGGGGAAACCAATGGGAGGCCCGACGTGGTCTTGACGAACATTTCGATTGTGCCTACCGACAGGTTGGCCGAACCAATAACCGTGCCGTCTTCTGGGACAAATGTGTTGTCTGGGACGACGGCTGCATTAACTGTGATGGGTGCGTCAATCTTTAAGACGCCTTCTACCATGGGGTCAGAGCTAACGGTCATTGTACGAAGACGAGATAGGGAGTCCAGCACCTCATCCTTGAATACATAGACTACTACCTGACGAAGCTCGGCAGGATCATTGCTCACACCCCCGGCGAATTGCACGCGAAGGTCAAAGTCAGGATCGCCAGCCAGGTTGATTGCACCATTGTCGGGCAGATTTACCCAGGCCGACCCGTCGAGGGTGTACTGCATAGTGATCGAGGTTCCGTCGTAGTCCACGTGGGCCGACGTAAATGCGATGAGGTGGGACAGGTTAACCGAGCACATCCATTCCCCGGCGAGGCTCAGACCGCTGTCGGGGTCGAGCCCTGGCCTCACGGCGTCGGTGACTGAGACGTTAGCCGATGCAAACGATGGGAGCCAATCTCCCTCTTCGAATGTGAATGTGTCTGCTACGTTTGCGTAATCGTAGGAGAAGACAAACGGGTCTCCTCCCTTTGCTGATGCAATGTCCTTGTATGCCATTTCTTTATTGTAACGGCTAAGGTGTTCAGAAACAACAAAACCCCCGTCCGAAGACGAGGGTCTGTTGGTAACTACTTGCATCCTAAGGTTCAGGAGAAAACACTTATGCGAAATCCCTGCACGTTGACGCCCCAACTTCTCAGCTGCACTCGGCCCACAAGCCGGTACCCGAAAGGTTGTAACTAGATTATAGCAAGCAGTCTATTATGAATGCAAACTCAGCCGCGCCAGCCTAGATTCCAAAGTAGTTCCTTGGTCTTAGGTCCGACGATGCCGTCAACTTCCAATCCATAACGAGCCTGAATCTTCCTCAATGCTGCCTCTGACTGTGGACCGAAGTTGTCGGCCAGTGGCCTGATGATTGGGAGCAATGCTGGCTTGAATGGGTATGCGTTGTACCATGCCTGGAACTTACGTGGTGTTGCGCGAACGTCGCGTAGGTCTTCCCATGGCTGGCGAACCGGCGCTGGTGCAGGGGCCGGAGCTGGTGCGGCGGGTGCTGGAACGCCACCGCACTTTGCTGCGATTGCTGCTACCTGTGATTCCGTCACGCCGTCGTTAATCTCGAAATGCATTTCATCCTTTCGGCCATTGTACGTTCCGCCCCAGCGAATGACACCCTCGTAGAATGCGACAATCTCATTGATTCGTCCTACCTGCTGTGGATTGAACGTATTTACCTTTGCTAATGGGTGCCTCGGCGCATTTAGATCAATTGCCGTTCCCGACGCATGATTAGAAAGTGCCGTGCCTCCGCGAATTACGCGTTCTGCATATCCCCAGTTTCCCGGCCAAATTAGGTTCTCTACCTCGTTGTGGAAACGGTGTACAAGGTGGGAGAAGATTGTTGCGATTGCGCCTGCGCGTACCGCTAGCTTTCCACCCGGCACATTGATGCTTGTGATGACGGAGCGGTCGTTAGCCCTCCATCCGTTCTGTGATGCTACCATTTGTTGTATCACCTCCTTGATACATACAGTGTCTCGCTGATTGTGACTAAATGCAAAAAGCCCCCACCGTCATTGGTGGGGGCCGATGCACAACAGGTTGAGCGTTAAGGTGGTTAAGGCTCAACCTGTTGTAAATTACGCCTTCTTGTGGAATACGATGTACTCAGCGAGCTTAACGCCCACTGTCATGCCTGTGATAAAAACTGCGGCAAATACCATCATTTACCTCCTCACTGATTGACGTCTGACGCGGTCGGTAGATCGTTACCCGATCCGACAAGATCGCACGATCCGGAAACACAGGCCAAAGTCTGAGACGATGAAGTGTTGTCCTCCTTCTCATACATGCTCATGAGCGACCAGTCAATCTCATCTGGCATATCGGCTACAAACTGGTTGTAACCGGACTCGTCGGTGTCCTGGTACGGTGCCTGCTGGTAGGTGTGCTCCGAGTATGGCAGGAATGAAATTCCACCAACAAGGTCCCAGTTCTTGTAAACCCAGGTAGCTACCTCAATCCACTCATCCTCACGGACATTGACGGTAATGGACGGGTTGTGCTCTGTCCAGGACGTCTTGTAGACCTTCCAGAATTCTAGGTGCTCGATTGCCGAGACCTCGTCACGAGTAACCGCGCCTTCCGGTGCCTTCTGTGGGAAGTAGAAGACGGTCGTGTCGTTTGGCTTCATGACGTCTGGCTCGTTCGGGATACCGGCGTCGTTCATGAACGAAGTCAGCGGGTCCTTGTTGTCCTGACGGACCGAGCGAATGTAGTGCGGGTTGTGCCATGGGTGCATTCCCGAGCTGGTGCCGGTAAGCTGCGACACGGTGCCCGAAGGCTTAACCGTTGTGATCGCGGTGGAGCGGTTGATGCCCATTGCGTCAGCCACGCGAGCGTTGGTCTCGATCGAAGCAATTCGCATGTTCTCTAGAACCTGCGCGAGCTTGTCAAGGCCCTGCTTTCCGGAGGTCAGCGTGTTGCCAAACTGACCAGTAAGCGAAACGCCTAGGAGACGTTCTTCTTCACAGTTGTCGCGCCAAATCTTCCTAAGGTAGCGGAAGTTTGTAAAGCTAGACTGAATGGTGCCAAGGATCGTAGCAATCTCAGCCTTCTTAGTAAGACTTGCTTCGTCGTCATTGGCCTCAATAATAATCTCGGTCAAGTTGCAGAACTGGAATGGACGGAGAGAAATCTCGCCACATGGGTTCGTACCGGCCAACTTGGAGCCGTCGCGGCGTGGAGCGAACTCTGCACGCTGCATGTTTTGCATGTTTACAATGCCACGCTCTCCCGACTTAGACTCATAAAGAGAAGTCCATTCGGTAAGGAACTCGCCAATGCCAGGCTTGGCGTAGTACGTTGCGCTGTTGTTTGCCAAAGCACGCTGGGGGTTTGCTTCCCACCATGCACCCGACTTTGCCTTAGCCATTGCGTGATCGTCAAGGTCACCGAGGCTAATAAGCGCTGAGCGACGAACTCCTCCAACCACAACGACCTCTCCGATCTTGCACATGAGGTCGTGGCATTCCAGGGGAGTAAGGCGTCGGCCAGCAGCCCTCTTGAAAGTCTCGATTGTGAAGTCGAATAGATTGATAAGGGGCTGCGGACCAGAGCTGCGACCACCGAAAGTCTTGAGCCTGGCTCCCTGCGGGCGAAGAGCGGTAATGTCAACCGCTGGAATCTGACCGGCGTAGAGCATAGCAATAAGTTCGCGGAGTCCACGAGCCCAACCTTCCTTGGAATCGGCTACCTTGATGACAGAGTTAGTCTGCTCAAAGTGCTCATTGACGACCGGCAGTTTGTCGGTGTACATTCTCTCAGCAGAGAAGCCAAGTCCGGTACCGTTCATAAGAATGTAAAGACCCTCATCGAATGCACGAGGAGAGTCAACGGTGATGAATGAACAGTTATACCCGGCGACGTGGCTGCGGTCCATGGCAGGACCAGCAGTCATAAGGGCACGCATCGACGGCATAACCTGGTGGTTGATGATTGCCCATTCTGCTTCGTACCAGAATGAATCCTCGACAGCGCCGGGGTAGTTCTTGTCCATGTGGTTCTTCATGTAGGTTACGTAGCGGCCTACCGTTTCGACCCAGGTCTCACGTCTGCCCAGGTCATCACGCCAACGAGCGTAGCGTGAGATTGCGATAAAGTTCTTGTACGGGTCGGTGAGTGACCCAAACTCGTCTACTAGAGACATAAAATGCAGAAACCTCCTAAGCCCTAGCCTGCGTGGCCGGGCTTCTTCCTTTAGATTGTCTTAAAATTATACACCCGGGGACATCCTAAAGCACTCAGCTAGAGAACTTTTCCTCGATGTGATCAAACGCATTCTGGGTGAGCGTGTCCCAGTCGTAGTCTCGCTCAACACCGAATGATTGTGCATAAGCCTTTAGGCTGTAGTTCTCATAATCAATACCGGCCAATGTTCGCATTGACTCAGTGAGGTGGTCCTCATCCGGCTTATACATGAAACCAGAGTGAATGTCAGGCCAAGGTGAAACGGTCAACTTCGACGGCAGGGCCAGCTCGGGCACCAGGTGTGCACGATATGGGGCCCACTTAGCTGTACAGATAACAGGCATCCCCGTCGCCATGGCCTGTAGCGGAATGAGGCCGAAGCCCTCGCCCCATGAAGGATACACGAGCACGTCGTGGCGGTGCACGAGGTCAATCATTTCAAATAATTCGAACTCTTCTGCGATGACCTTGACGTGCGGGTTCACCTTGTCTGGGCGCAATCCATTCTTGGCTCGCACGGTGTTGTAACCGTGAGCCTTGATTGTCAGGGTTGCGTCGCCACTCTGCCCGAACAGCTTTTCGAAGGTGTCGTACACGAGCTGCCCGGCCTTACGCGGTGCTGGCTCACCGATGTGCAGGAAGCGAATGGGACGGTTCTCAGGACGCCTACGCTTACGAGTCCAACCTTCCGGCCCGGTGTCCACGCCGTGCTCGTACACACGCACGTCTACCAACCCGTGCTTTTCAAAGACCAGCTTGGCCCAATCCGAGGTCGTCCATACCTCATCGCATTCCTTTAGGTATGGAATCCAACGATCCGGCAGTTTGGTCGATTCCCACGGAACGTAGCCGATCTTGTAGGAATCGGGTGACGACCACTCCCAGATGTCGGGCTGGCAAAACGCAATCTCCACGGGCGCGGTGACGTCCTGGAAAGGCACCTCGTGACCGAGACGCTGTAAAGAAGCCACCATGCCCTGTGCGGCCACGCCGTAGCCGTGGTTGGTGACAGTGTTGGATAGTGGAATAGTTAAACTGATACGCATAGTTCTCTTTCTTATGGATAACCGGCAAGGACCGAGCGCAGACCAGAAGTCATGACGCCAATGGCTCCCTTGCTGATTGCAGACTGAGCTGCGGCAAGGTTTGGTGCAATGTGTGCAATGATTGGCTTGCCTGTTGCGGCGAGCTGATCGTATTCTGACTGCGGGTCATTGTATTCAATGCCCAGGTAGTCCCACGCGGAGACCGTAGAGTCTAGCCTACCAGCTGTAGCCAGGTCATCGGAATAGTAGTAGCCCCACGTCTTGTACCCGCGCGCGTGGCAAAGATTGCCCCAGCTCACGCCTGTGCAGTAATACTTTCCTACGAAACGATTGGTTGCGCCTGGGTAGCGATCCATGACGTCCAGCAAGGGACCGAAGTTGGCACCGCCAACAACCTTTGGGTCGATAAAGATTGTGTGGCTTCCCGCGTAGGCGTCCAACAACTCTTCTAGACGGACATATGGCTGTGCGCCAAATGCGTTGTCACCGCCGGTAGGCTTGACGATCTGCAACTGAGAAATCTCGGCCCACGTGTGCTGTGACGCAAGGTAGCTCGTGGCACCCAATGATGGAGTAGTACGGTTCAAGTCCTCATCATGAAGTCCAAAGAATACGCCGTCACTGGTGCGACCTACGGAGAACTCCAAGAAGTCTGCCCCGGCGCGTACCGATTCTGTATAAGCTCGGAAAGACATTTCGGCCCAGTCCAGGGAGCCTCCTCGGTGTGCCCCGAAGAAGGGTGCATGTGCAGCATTTAGCTGACTAACCTGTAGACCGTGCGGCATATAGTCATACCCGGTAATGCTAGATTCTCCCGCATTCCAATAGGAGACCGCCGTAGGGTTTACCTCGGCTGCTCCGTCCCAAAGCTTTACTGTGGTGCTCATGCCGGACGAATCGCCACCAAAGTAAGAGACCTTGATGCTACCGTCGATGCCGGAGTCACGGTGATGGACGCCTGGTTCATCAGACTTGGATTTGTTACCAAGACTCCCTGAGTTGAGCGAGTAACCGATGTGTCATCGATCGATGGGAACTCATAAACAATTGTTCCCTCGGTTGTTGTCGATGGGATTGGCTGGTTCGGTGACACGGCCTGGTAGTCGATCATACCAAGAGTTAGGCACCCGTTCTTGTTTGTAGTAAATGACGGAGACTGAATTGCATTGCCAACTACGGTTGGCGTAGTTCCAATTCCTCCGACCGGCGAGCTGAGGTCTGCGCCAGTGACTCGGGCCATAGACCCAACGCATCGACCGGTACCGTGAATGAATGGGAATGTCCAAGATGTGTCAGTAAGGGCTGCTGCATTAGGAACGGCGAGACCAGCAATGTATGAGCTACGCTGAGACAGGCTGTCAGAGTAGTTAGCTAGCATAATCCAGCCGGTTGGCAAGGTTACATTAGAAGGTCCACCATTCTGGCTGTGCAAGAATGCAACCAGAAGGTCGCCGTTGGCTACACCACTTGGCTTGTTCAGCACGAGCGAGCTGGCAGACTGCGTGCGAGCCATTGTGTACGAGCTGGTGATAAACACCGGGCGAACAGAGTTGTCCACAGGTGCAGTCGGAGTCACCGTAACGACATTCGATGTTACGGTTCCACTGACGTTCGTTGCTGTCACGACGTAGCTGTACGCTGTGCCGTTGGTACGACCTGAGTCAGTAAATGGGAATGAAGTTCCGATCAATGTACCGCTGACCACGCTGGTGCCACGGTAGATTGCGTAGCTAACTCCCGACCCGATGCCGCCGGTAGCCGTCAATGTAACCTGGCCGCTGGACGCAGAAGCTGATAGGGTGATTGCCGTTGGCAATGAAAGAGGAGGTGGGGCGCCGGTGGTGCGTACGATCAAAGTACCAGCCCTGGTGCCGTTTGGCACGACATCATTTGTGCCAATAACCATAATGTTGAGATTGCTCGTGCTTGACGATCCGGCCAGAGCTGTCACGCTCGATGGTCCGTCCGACAGGTAACCCTCGGCTGTCACGTCGCCGGTCGATGGTGCTGGCTTAGCTACTTGTGTGTTAACAATGCGACCACTGGTGACAAAGAATGATACGGCTGGGTTGGTCTTGGATGCCTGGATTCGGTAGTAAGCCGAACCAACTGCATTGACCTGATCGCTGGTGAGCTGCAACGTAATACGTCCGCTGGCCCAGGTGGCGGTTCCGACATTCTGCACCGAGGCGAAGTCGGACGTGCTAGACACCTGTACGGTCAAGGTGTAGCCTGAAAGATCAAAACGGGTGGTGATCACGGCCAGCGCCGGTGACCCTAATGTAGTAGAGAATGAGAATGCCATAGAACAATTCTCTCCCCGAGGGCGTTAGTTTGCAAGCTAGCGCCGGTCGTGTTATCTTAAAAGAAGTCGAGCAAACCTCATGCTCGCCACCCCTACCTTCCCTCCCTAAAGGTTATTGCTCCTACATTACATTTTTGGTATACTTATACCTAGAATCAGCCCCGAGCAACTTAACCTGGGGAGGGACTCCGATTACCGAATAGGGTGGCGAGGTTTTGTTGCTCGGGGCCTTTTCTATTTATCCCCAGGT